CCGTTCAGGGCGTTCGGACAAAGACAAGCTTCGCGCGCGTCTTGAGAATCAGAACATTTAACCACGAAGAGGAAACCATGAAATACCTCAAGAAACTGGGCCTCTTGTGGGCCCTCACGCTGCAAACGATCATCTCGTTCTTCGTCAACTATCACAAGCGTGATAGCGGGCGGACATGGACGTTAATGGCGTACCGGCAACTTCCAATGTATTTGTTCCCCGGCGTCACCAACCAGTCCACCAGCTTCACGGCGGACGTTGAAGCGTACATTCAGGAAGAAGTCGAGCCGCTCGCGCGCCGCCAACTGGTCGCGTACCAGTTCGGCAAACCGCTGAAGCTGGACACGAACCGGGGCACGACGTACACGGCTTCGCGCTACCAGCGTCTGCCGCTGCCGTTCGCGCCGTTGCAGGAAGGCGTTGCGCCTCCCGGCGAAGCGATGACCCTGCAGCAGGTCAGCGCGACCGCGCAGCAATGGGGTGATCGCGTCATCATCACCGACGTGGCGAACCTGACCATCAAGCATCCGCTGTTCCAGCAAGCCTGTGAACTGGTCGGCCTGCAACTGCCGGAGACGCTCGAACGCAACACGTTCAACACGCTTCTGGCCACCACGCAGGTGAACTACGCGAACGGCAAGGCCTCGCGCGCGAACCTGCTCGCAACCGACGTGATGACCCCGCACGAAACGAACCGCATCGTTGGTTCGTTCCTGACGTACGGCGTCCCGCGCTTCATGGGCGACGAACGCGAAGACATGATGATCGAAGCGGGCGCGTATCGCGATCCGTCGAAGTCACCGGCTGTCATGCAGCATTACGTTGCGCTGATCCATCCGCTGTCGGCGCAAGACATGCGCGAGAACACGACGGTCGTCAACGCGTGGTCGTACAGCGACGTGAACCGCCTGTACAACAACGAACTCGGCCCGTTCAACGGCGCGCGCTTCGTTGAATCGAACATGATGCCTTACTGGACGGGCGCGGCCGCCATCCAGGGTACGGCGTCGGCGTCGGGCGGCACGCTGGCAACGAATGCCGGTTACCAGATCATCGTGACGGCATCGCCCGCACAAACGTCGGTCGAACAGATCATTTATCAGGTGTCGAACGCGATCAGCGTTACGGGCCCCACGGGCTCGATTTCGGTTGTGATCCCGAACGTGCCGAACTACGTGTTCAACGTGTACATCGGCACGTCGGCCACACCGGGCAATCTGGCAACGGCAATCGGTAACGGGGTTCCCGTCACGGGCCCGCTGGCCGGTCAGGCGACGCAGCTGCTCCCGAACCAGACGGTTACGCTGACGGGTATCGGCGTCGCGCAAACACCGCCGGCAGCTCCAGCCACGGGCGTGAGCGTGTTCCCGACGATCTTTATCGGCAACCACTCGTACGGTCAGGTGCTTCTGGAGAACCCGGAATTCCACTACCTGACGGGCGCTGACAAGTCGGACCCGTTGAATCAGACGCGTGTCGTGTCGTGGAAGGTGTTCTACGGCTCGATCATCCTGAATCAGGCGTTCCTCGCGCGCGTCGAAGCCGGTTCGGCCTTCACGCCGGGGTATACTGCCGGTACTGTGACAACCCCGTAATCAGGAGCATAAATGCCCCCGCGCACGCCTAACACCCCGCCGGAAGGCGGGGATGAAAACCTCGAAAACGATCTGCCGTCCGCAGTTGAGACGCCGGAACAGCTCAAGGCCCGAATCAAGGCCCTGGAAGCCGAACTGGAAAAATCAACCGCTGGCCGGCTGATCGCAGAGGAAGAGTCCGCCCGTCTGTCGGCACAGGCGCAGTCGTCCATGTTCACGACCAACGTCACCGAGCGCTTCTCGCGCAAGACGTCGGACGGCGTGGATATGTGGTGGTATCGTATCGACCTGGCACCGTGCGGGGGTATCGATATCCGCCTGAATGGACAGCAGTATGTCCACGGCACAACGTACGAATTCACCACGGACGTGCTGCGCAGTGTCAAGGAAATCGTGGCCCGCACATGGGATCACGAGAATAACATCAACGGGGCGAATGAAAACGCCTACAAGGTGGCTCAAGACCGCGTGCTGCGCGGTGGCGACCGCCGTCGATAAGAGGAACCAAAGTGAGCGAACAGACCGCAGTTCTCGGCAATTTCCAGATCAACCTCCCCGCGCCTAACGGTGCGTCTGTGTCGATCAGCGGTTACGTCTACGAATCCGAATCGCTGGGGTCGCTGAACGAACGCATGGACACGTGCCGGGAAGCCCTGATCCGCCAGCAGGCGATTCTCGAAGTGCCCGTCCTTCAGAAGGAAGTCGAAGCACTGGAGCGCATGCTGGAAGACCATCGCAAGGCGTATGCTGACCTTCTGGAGCGCTCGAAGGCAAAGCACAAGCTCACGAGCCAGGATGACGCATCGATGCGCAACCTGCCGGTCCAGATCAAGCAGATTCAGTCCAAGCTCGAAGAAGGTCAGGCGAAGATTGCGTCCGTGAAAAAGGCAGCGTAATGGCTTACCTCCAGGCGCAACAGATTGTTAGTCTGGCCTGTGCGATCTGCAAATGCCCCGGCTTTACGCAGATCGGCGGCCAGATGCTTAACATGGCCCTGGAGGATCTCTGGTTGCATCGCGACCTGAAGATCAATCGCGTTACCGAATCCATTCTCGTACAGGCGAACAACTTCGGCCCGTTCACGCTGCCGTTGAACTATCTGCGCACGTACGATCTGTTCTTCGAACAGAACAACCTGCCGTACTTCCTGAATCCGATCAGTACGGAAGAGTACGACCAGGAGTTTAAAGACCCGTCGATTGCGAACTACCCGTACGAATTTATGACCATCCTGGTAGATGAAACGACGGCATTGGCGCAGAACTCGGCGGGCACGCTATTCATTTATCCGCAGTCATCCGGTCAGATCACGCTGACGCACCGCTACATGGTGAAGCAGCCTGATATCACGGCGCCGGAGACTTCAACGGTCGTCCCGTGGTTCCCGGATCAGGACTATCTCATCAAGGCGACAGCAGCACGCCTGATGGACATCACTGACGATACGCGGCGAGAAAGCTTCCTCCAGCAATGCCAGAACATGCTGCGCGTGCATCTCATCATGGAAGGCGACGAACAGCAGGTTGTGAAGTCTGTACGCCTCGATCCGCGTCGCTTCCACTCGAACCGCAGTCTAAAACCGACAAAAATCACCGACTAAGGAGACCGTATGGCAATCCGCAACGGTCAACCGGTACGCTTCACGCCAAAAGGGATCTGTGACGCGTTCGACGCAACAGACGCCTTCCCCGGCGCGTGCTCTCAACTCCAGAATCTTGTTTTTGACCAGGGGAACCCGGAAATCGTGGTTTCCCGACCGGGAGTCGGCAATCCGTTAACGTCGTTCGGCAGTTTCACGACGCCGACTTTCGTGTCGGTGCATATCGTCATCGGAACCGTGGTTTACGGCATGGTTTCGACCGCGCGCAATGCGAACCACGATGAACCGTTCGCGTACGATACCGCGACGAACTCTTTCATTACGATATCAGGCGTGACGGCGGCTAACACTCCGCTGTCCCCGTCAACTACTGGCCCGTGGACGCCACCTGTCATGGCAGTGGTAAGCACAAAGATTATCGTTGCCCACAACGGGTTCAGCGGCACGGGAACTAATTTCTTCGGCGTGATAGACATCACGACGCCAGCGGCGCCCGTATGGAGTTCAACTAACACGGCCACGAACGCCCTGCCGGCAGTACCTACCGCTGTCGCGAACTACAACAACCGCGCGTGGTTCGCGGTCGGCAGCATTCTTTTCTTCAGTGACGTTCTGAACCCGACTACGCGGACGAATGCAACGCAATCCGTAACCGTGGGTGACACCACACTGGTTACTACGCTGTCAGGTCTTCCTATCCAGACTACATCGTCAGGCGTACAAGCTGCGCTTGTCGCGTTCAAGGGCGGCAGTATCTGGCAAATCACAGGCGACACGGCGACAAACAATCTGGCGCTGAACTACATCACGCTGACGACGGGCTGCGTGTCGCCCCGCAGCGCGGTGCAGACACCGTACGGGATTTTCTTTGCAGGCGTCGATTCTCCTTACGTTCTGAGCTATTTCGGCACGTTAGGCCCTCTGTCAAGTACGCCCGGTCAAGGGGGCGGGGTTGCGGATCTTCAGCAGCCTTTCCAGAACGTGACGGAGCCTACGCGCGTCGCGGCGGGGTTTTCCGGGAACATCTATCGCATCTACATGGCGACCATCGTGAGAGGCGCCACGGCAACGAACGATTACTGGTACGGTATCCGGCGCAACCGATGGACGGGGCCGCATACGTTCTCCTACGACTGCGCTTCACAGTTGGGGGATTCGTTCATTATTTCGGGTGCTGCGCACGGCGCCGCGCTGTTCAAAAGTGATTCGATCCCGACCGCAACCACGTCATACACAGACAACGGGGTGCCGCTTACGAGTCACCTAACGTCGTCTTCATTTCCGAAGACAGGCCATATGCAGGAAGTGCAAGTCGTTGAATCGACACTTGAACTGTCTTCGTCTGGTGCCTCGGTAAATTACAATATTGCGGCGCTCAACGATCAGACAAATGTGATCGGTTCGACGTTCGTCAATACGCCGGCCACGGGCTTTCTGTGGGGCGCTGGCCTGTGGGGCACTGGGGTCTGGAGTACAGGCGTTAACATTCCGCACGTGTACACAATCCCCTGGACTGCGCCGCTGGTGTTCCAGAAAATGGCGCTCGATGTCATGGCGACTTCCTCTAACAGTGTGTCCATCGGGTCTTTCTTCGCCCGGTATCAGGACACCGGATACACGAATATGGGCAGCTAATCATGGCGATCATCGGCACTCTCCCGGTTACGTTGCAAAATGGCACGGTCGCGGACGCTAACCAGGTGATGAGCGACTTCAATTTCATCGTCAACCAGGTGAACGCGAATGCACTGGCGAACACGGCGGTTATCGGCGGTACGCAGCTAATCAACGTGCAGGTATTTCTCGTTTCCGGAACCTACACGCCTACCGCGCGCACGACGCGCGCCTATGTGGAAGTGTGGGGCGGCGGCGGCGCGGGCGGCGGCGCACCGACGACTGGCGTAGGACAATTCTCGATAGGTTCAGGTGGCGGCGCGGGTGCGTACTCGCGTGGACTGATCGCGAGCCCGGTAAGCGGGGCGGTCGTCATCGGCCCCGGCGGATTAGGCGCGGCAGGCGGCAATGGCAACACCGGCGGCACAACTGGTTTCCAGGGTTTGATCGTGTGCAACGGTGGCGCGGGCGGAACCACAGGCCCCTCCGGTACGTCGCCTATCACGAATCCCGGAGCGGGCGGCACGGTAGCCACTCCAGGTAGCATCCTGAACGTGGCAGGGCAGGCAGGCGGCGCTGGGTGGGCCTATACGACAGGACTAATCGGGGTATCCGGGCAGGGCGGCAATTCCTTGTACAGCGCGGGCGGGGCGTCGGTAGCCAGCGTTAACACAGTCGGCAATAACGGTATCGGGTTTGGCGGCGGCGGCGGAAGTGGGGCGTTCAACGGTGCGTCGCAAAGCGACAGGGCAGGCGGTAATGGTGCGCCGGGGTTAATCATAGTCTACGAATACGCATAACATGGAAAGAGGGCCGGGGAATGGAAAACAGAACGCTCACCGAGGGCGATGTCAAGGCGATAGTCGATGAACTGGAAAGACGGGCTGCGCAGCGCTTTCAGCTTAATATCGGGAAGGGCGTTCTCTCCCTGGTGTGGAAGGCGTGTTTCTACCTCATACTCTGGCTTGCCGCCTACGGCGCAGCTGGCGGTTTCGGAAAGTTCTTTAAATAGGAGTCTTATCATGTCGTTTTGGGATCAGATCGAAGCAGATTACAACGCGGTAATCTCTAGCGCGGATAGCGTAGCAACGAAACTGGAAAATCTCGTTGGTATCCAGACGCGCGCGCAGCAAATGACGACGCTTACGTCGCAGATCACAGCTATCGTAGACGACGGCGCGAAGGCGACACCTGACAAGGTGACGGAGATCCTGACGGCGACGGGCAAACTGTGATTCCAGAAGAACTGGCCGCTTGCATTGGGATTCCTCTCGCTCGCGCGCAAACGTGGGCTGATCCGCTGTCTGCGGCAATGGCGCTTTATGCGATCGATTCGCCTAAGCGCCAGGCTGCGTTCCTCGCGCAGATCGGTCACGAATCCGGGCGACTGGTCTACGTAAGAGAACTGTGGGGCCCCACGCCCGCGCAGGAGCGATACGAAGGCCGCGCGGACCTCGGCAACACCGAGAAGGGCGACGGGTTCAAGTTCCGGGGCCGGGGGCTGATTCAGGTCACGGGCCGCGCGAACTACCAGCGCGCGAGCGATGCGCTCGTTCTGCCGTTGACGGACCATCCGGAGTTGCTTGAACAACCCGGCAACGCTGCGCAGTCGGCTGCGTGGTTCTGGAATACGCACGGTCTGAACGTCTGCGCCGAACTGATGGACTTCGAAGGTATTACGAAAGTCATCAACGGCGGGCTGAACGGGTATGACGACCGCGTGAACCTGTGGAAGATGTGCTGCACCGCGCTTGGCGTCGGTGACGGCTACTGGAGCGAATCATGGCACTAGATCCGATCACGGCTGGACTGGACTTCGCAAGCACTATTGTTTCCCGCATCTGGCCGGACAAGTCGCAGCAGGAACAGCAGCAATTGGCCGCTGTCCTGACGATGGTTCAAGGGCAGATGGCGATCAATCAGGCTGAAGCATCGAACGAAAGCACGTTCGTAGCAGGCTGGCGCCCGTTCATCGGCTGGGCGTGTGGCATGGCCTGCGTATGGAACTGGATGGGCCTGCCTATCGCGAAGCTCGGATTGACGCTCGCCGGCCACCCGATCACGTTGAGCCCCGCTGACCTGTCGGAGATGATGCCGGTTCTCATGGGTATGTTAGGGCTTGGCGGTCTGCACACATTCGAACGCGTAAAGGGCGTCAGCAAATGAGGAACCTTGTAAAGATCGCAGCGGGTATCGACACGGCGCCCATGCTTCTGGAAATCGCGCGCCAGCCGAAACTGTGGAACCGGCACACGGTAAGGAAGACCGCGCCGGAGACTCCGCACGCGGCAATGGACGATATCTGGCTTCGGTACAACGACGAAAAGCCGTTCAAGGAATCGGGCGACTACTCGAAGTTCAACGATGAGCACGACGCCAAATTCTACCCGGAATGGTTCGCGCTGCCGTCGCTCCACCAGGTGGTGTTCGATCTCGCGCACCGCGTGCGCGCGGTCCGCATTGGCGGGGTAATGATTACCCGCATCCCACCAGGCGGGCGCATCGAACCGCACGCGGACGACGGCTGGCACGCGAAGTATTACAATACCAAGCTGTACGTGGTTTTACAGTCCAATCCGCAATGCGTGAACCGCGTGGAAGAAGAGCGGGTTGCGATGGCGCCAGGCGAAGTCTGGTACTTCGATAACCTGAAAGAGCACGAAGTCACGAACGACGGTCCGGATGACCGGATCACGCTGATTATCTGCCTGCGGTGCGAGCGATGATTAAGCATCACTTTTCAGCCGGCGGAGTGTACGCGCGCGAGCAGACGCTGAACGCCGGTCAGGAAGTCGAGAAGCACACGCACGACTACGACCACTTGAGCTATCTCGGCGCGGGCCGCGCGCTGGTGGAAGTGGATGGCGAATTGCGGGTTATCGACGGCCCTTGCATGCTGGAAATCAAGGCGGGCAAGAAACACCGCATTCAGGCATTAACAGACATCACCTGGCTCTGCATTCACTCGGAAGCGATAGCGGACCCGGACATCGATAAGGAGTAAATCATGCCTTGGGGAGTCGCAGCGGGAGTCGCCGCATCGGTCGCAGGTTCAGCTATTTCGAGCGCTATTTCGCCATCTCCTTCCGGCGGTTCAGGTGGAGGAGGCGGGTACTATGTGCCTACGGGTTTGCAGCCCGCCGACCAGCAGTGGCAGGGTATCCAGAACCAGAACTACAACAAGTACATGGGGTATGACCTCGACCAGTACGGGTTGAATTCGCTCTGGCAAGGCATTCAGGCGGGCCAGCAGTACGGCCCGCAGGTGCAGAACGCCGCCAACCAGGCGGGCGCCCAGTATGGCTACCTTGGGCAACAACTGAACAATGCCGCCGGTATCCAGTTTGGGCAGCAACAGAATCTGCTGAACGCGGGCGCACAGGCGTATCAGACCGCGCTCGATCCGCAGAGCGCGCTTTACAACCGGTCAATCCAGCAATTGCAGGACCAGACGGGCGCCACAAACAGCATGTACGGGCTCGGGTCCAGCGCTGCCGGCGCGGGTGTTGCGAACCAGGCACTTGGTAACTTCAATATCGACTGGCAGAACCAGCAACTGCAAAGGCAGCTAGCGGGTTTGCAAGGTTACGGGCAGGCGGCGGGCGCCGCCGGGCAGGCGGCGGCGCAGGGCGGCGCACTCGGCGGCGCGGGGGCGGGTTACACGCTTCAGGGCGGGCAGTTGCCGTACCAGACCGCGCAGGATATTGCCGCCAATCAAGGGCAACTGGCGGGGCAATTCGGTCAGTTCCTGAACCAGAACGTGTACGGCCCGGGTCAGGCGATCCAGAATCAGTACATTCCGTACGCGAACCAGGGGCAGGGTGCGCAACAGGTGGCTTACCAGAACCAGGCGCAGGCCGCTGGTGCCGCTGGCGCGCTCGGCGGTCAGGCAATCGGGCAAGGCGTACAAGGTCTCGGCAGCGCGTACCAGAACGCAGGCAGCTGGGGTAACCTGTTCGGTGGTACTACCGGATCATTCGGCGGCGGCGACTTCAGCGGCGCATTCAACTCCAGTCCCTATTACAGCGGTGGCGGCAATAGCTACGGCTTTACGATGTAAGGAGGCAACATGGCAGGAATCGCGGGGCTTCCCTACTTCATCCAGTACCAGGGGCAGTTGCAGGAGCAGGAGCAGGCGCGTCAGCAGCAGCAGATGCAGCTTTCGTTGTTCCAACAGCAACAGGCCGACAGACAGCGTCAGCAGGCAGCGCAAGCCGCTGCCGGCAATGCCTTGCCGCAACTTCTGCAAAGCGGTCAGGTAGCCGCACAGCCGCAGCAGGGGCAAATGCCGCCCCCTCCGCAGCCTCCGGCTCCCGGTCAGGCTTCGCAGCCTATGCAACCGCCTCAAGGCGCGCCGATGCCCGGTATGGGTCCGGCGCCGGGTGGCGCGCAACCTCCGTTGCCTCCCGGCGGTGTTCCGCAGGGTGCAGGACCGCAGCAGCCGTTGCCGCCTTTCCGCCCGATGCCAACCACGCCTCCGCAATCGATGGCGCCGCAAGGCGCGATACCCGCGCCGCCGGCTCAGGCTGCCGCAACCGCTCCGCAGCAAGGGCAGGGCGGCCCGCTGTCGCTTCAGGGCGCAGTAAAGGTACTTCAGGATCAGGGTTTGTCGGGCGCTGATCTGCTGGTCGGTCTACAACAACTCACGCCTGTACTGGACGCGCAATCGAAACAGCAGGCCGCGCAGCTCCAGGCGCAGTTCACGCACGAACTGAAACTGCAACAGTTGCAGGTCCAGAAGGACTCGTTGCAGGCTCGCATCGATGCCGCTAAACAGGCGTCCGAGGATCGGCAGCTGGGTATCCAGCAGCGGGCGGACGCCGCGCGCGAAGCAAACGCGATGCGCGGCGAGTCAATCGCGCTTCGCAAGCAGATAGCCGCACAATCGAACGGTGAAGACGCGAAGTTTTCACCGGACGACCTTAAGTTCCTCGCGGAACAGGCGCGGCAAGGTGACACGTCCGTCTACCAGAACCTCGGACGCGGCGCGCAAGGCGCGAAGAACATCATTGCGTTGCGACGCGAGGTCATGAAGCAGACGCGCGAAGCTGGCGGCACGGGCGCTGATGTCGCGGCGGCGAACGTCGGCTTCCAGGGTGAGAAGGCGGCGGCGCGCACCGGCGCGACCAAAGCGGCGAACGTCGGCATGGCCGTGGCTGAAGCGCAGCAGACTTTCCCGCTTGTACGGGAAGCGTCGGCGGCATTGCCTCGCGGTCAGTTTGTTCCGGTCAACCGCGCATTGCAGGCCGCACAGACCAACACGGGCGATCCGCGCGTGATCGCGCTAGGCACGGCGCTTAACACATCGGTGAACGCCTACGCGCGTGCGATCAGTCCCTCCGGCACGCCTACTGTGTCCGACAAGGAACACGCGCGCGAACTGCTGTCCACGGCCAACACGCCGGAGCAGTTGAATGCGGTTCTGAACATCATGGAAAAGGAAATGGCTGCCGCGTCGCGCGCGCCGACCGAAGTCATGGCGCGGCAGAAGGCGCGCGTGTCCGGCAGGCAGGAAACCACGGCTTCCGATACGGGCGCCCCGGTTCGCGTGTCGTCGGACGCAGATTACGCAAACCTGCCGTCCGGTACGGACTTCATCGCGCCTGATGGCTCGCATCGGAGAAAACCATAATGGCCGGCTGGCAAGACGCACCTTTGATTACAGCAGGCAGCAGCAAAGGAAAAGCGGCCTGGGAAGACGCGCCGGTTGTCGGTGCAGGCGCACCCCCGCCCACTCCGCCGGCGCAGCCTCCGCAAAGCATGGCGGAGTTTGTCGGCGGTAACCTGGCGAAGGGTGCGGCGCAAGTCGCGGGCATCCCGGCGGCAGTCGGCAGCCAGTTGCTTGCGGCTACAGAGACGCCGGGGGAAGAGAAGTTCCGCGCGCTCATCAAGGCACCCGCACCTAAGCGTTCGGACTCCGCTATGGCCGGTAGTCAGGAGCATATCGAAGACCTGTTGCGGCAGCACGGCGTCATTACGCAATCCGCTGAACCGCGCACAACGGCGCAGAAGTACGGCGCAGCCGCTTTACAGGCGCTTCCTTCTGCTGCCATTCCCGGCGGCGGGGCGTCCGCCTTGTCGCGCGTAGGCGCAGCCGTGGGCGGCGGACTCGGCGGCGAAGCCGGGCGCCAGATCGGCGGAACGCCGGGGCAGATCGCGGGTTCACTGATCGGCGGCGCGGCGGGTGGGATGGCCGGCGCCGGGCGAGGCATCCCGAAACCGCCTAGCGAAGCCGCGCGTGCGTCGCAGGCATCCGGTATTCCGCTTACGTTAGGGCAGGAGACAGGCAGTAAGGCGCTTACCTTCACAGAGAATACGTTGCGCGATCTATTCCCGTCCGCCGGCACCGCGCACGCGGACGAATTGGCACAGGTCACGGCGGGCGCGAAGCGCGTCGATGATCTCGCAAGCGCGATGGGCCGCGCGACTGCGGACCCGGAAGCAATCGGCAACCAGTTACGCTCATCCTACAAAAACACCGTCGAGAACATCGACAAGTTACGCAGTTCGCAGGCCGCAACCGACTACGGCGCGGTCCGTTCGCTGGCAGCGGGCAAGCCGGTTATCGGCTACAAAAACACGTTGGACACGCTGGACAAGATAATCGCGGAGAACAAAAACGTCCCGACCGGCGACGCGCCGAAGATCGTGAAGCAGGCGCAACAGGCAAAGGATTTGCTGGCGAAGCAAGGCACGGCCACGGTTGAGGACGCGATGAAGACGCGCAGCGCATGGGGGAAAGCCTCACGTCGCACCGGCAACGTGTTCTCCGACATTGACCAGAACGCGAATCAGGTCTACGCAAAGCGCCTGTTTGGCGCCATCAATCAGGATTTTAATGACGCCTCGAAAGGCGGAACGCCTATCGCGCAGGCTTTGGCAAAAGCGAACCAGAATTACGCGAAAGCTTCGCAATCGATCGATTTCATCAAGAAATCCGCGCTCGGAAAGCTGCTAGGTGAAGACGTGACTGACGCGGCCTTCACGGGCGCTACGGCGTCCACCAAGGCGCCGGAACTGATCGCAAAGCGGTATCTGAACATGAATCCGAGCGAGGCCAAATCGGTGACTTCGATTCTTCAGCAGCACGACCCTCAAACGCTTCAGGACGTGAAGTCTTTCGTTTTGCGGAATGGCCTGGAGGCGGCAAAGAATGACGTACCCGGCGCGCCACCAATCTCGTTCGCAAAGTTCCGCAAGGAAATCGACAAGGTACAACCTAAGCTTGCTGAAATGGGCTTCACGAACAAAGAGATAAAGGACATCAAGGACGTTACCGACACGATGGCGCGCGCGGGCGATAAGACGGGCGTCAACACGTCCAAGACTACGGGCGTCGCGCACCTTGCCAGTCTCCCCGCGCTCGCGATCTCGCACCCTATGGCGGCAGTCGGCGCCGTTGTGACGCCTTACGTTGCGTCCAAGGCGTTGCTGACGCAACAGGGCCGCGATCTGCTGCGCAAAGCCTACAGCGCGGCGAACGGCAAAGCGCAGTCGGCGGCAGTCGGCGCGCTGCGCGCGCAGTACGGACAGCCTATTGATCGCGGTGGTCGGACGAGCCCGCAACCCACCAGCACACAATTAGCATCACCGCCGCAATGATATCCAGCCAGGGGTTAAGGTTCATTTGCGGTAGTTTTCCCACGGGCCATGCACGATAGGCGCGTCTTGCCATGCGGGATGCGAAGCTTCGTGCCTCGTAAGCATGACGCCTAGCGTGATAGTCTGAACGAGTAGAATTGCGGCGAGTAGTCCTTTCATGGTGATCTCCCAGGTTGTTACGACCACTATAGCAAATGCAAAATGAAAATACTAGTGATTGATGTCGGTTCCAATGCGCTCGATCTCTGCATGCGCTGGCAGATGCAGGGGCACGACGTGAAGTGGTACGACAAACCCCGGCCTGACGGTACAGACCGCCACGCGGGGGAAGGCTTCGTGCACAAGATTCGCGACTTCAACGACCTCCGCAAAAAGTGGATCGGTTGGGCGGATCTCATCTATACGCCTGACAACGTTTCCTATCTCGATCTACTGGAGCCGTATCGCCGGATCGGCTACCCGATCTTCGGATGCAATCTCGACGCCGTAGAGTGGGAGCTTGACCGCGAGCACGGGCAGAAGATCATGGAAGAGTGCGGCATGCCGTGCATTCCGGGCAAGTCGTTTCATGACTACGATTCAGCTATCGCTTACGTAAAAAAGCAGGGTAAAGCGTTTGTCTCCAAGCCGTCCGGTGACGGCGAGCGGGCAATGTCCTACGTTGCGAACTCGGCGGCGGATCTGGTCTACATGCTTGAGCGATGGAAGAAGATCCCGAAATACGTCAAGTCGGCCAAAGAAGACGGATTTATCCTCCAGGAGAAGATTGACGGGATGGAGATGGCCGTGGGTGGGTGGTTCGGGCCGGCTGGATGGTCCAAAGCAGGATGGGTTGAGAATTGGGAGAACAAGAAACTGATGAACGGCGATCTCGGCGTGAATACGGGCGAGATGGGCACTACGGTGCGCGTCGTCAAAAAGTCGAAACTCGCTGACCAGGTGCTGAAGCCGGCTACAGAACATCTCCATCGCGTGGGGTACGTCGGCTACGTCGATGTGAATTGCATGATAACGCACGATGGAACCCCCTATCCGCTTGAGTGGACCATGCGCGACGGCTGGCCCATACGCCATAACCTCACGGCGCTCATTGAAGGCGATCAGGCCCAATGGATGCTCGATCTGGTGAACGGTCGCGACACGCTGAAGGTGAAGACCGATGTAGTCTGCATCTCGGTTCTCATGGCCCTGCCCGACTTTCCCTATTCGAAGATAACGAACAAGGAACTTTGCGGCATACCGATTTACAATGCGGAAGACATGGAACACCTTCATTTCTCCGAAGTCATGATAGGTGACGCGCCGCGCGAAGTGGGCGGGAAGGTGGTTAATCTTCCGGGTCCGGTGACGGCAGGGGACTATGTTCTGATTGCGACGGGAACGGGCGAAACGATAACTGGCGCGCGCCGCAGTGCGTACAGTGCCCTAAAGAAGGTAAAGATACCGAACTCTCCTTTTTACAGGACAGACATAGGAGCTGGCCGGCTAAAGAAGCAGTTACCAGACCTTCAGCGTTTGGGATACGGATTGGGTCTTTCTTACTAGGAGTCATGATATGCCTATGAAATCGAAAGCACAGAACCGCTTCATGCACGCTGCGGCCAAGGGTGCCGTCAAGGGCGTGGCAAAGGAAGTCGGCAAGAAGTTCGTCAAAGAGCAGGCCGGCAAGTCGCTGAAGGGTCTTCCTGAAAAGAAAAAGGCGAAGAAATGACTTCCCGTGCGCGAAAGAGCGGCCTGATTTCCGAACAGTCGATCAAGACCGCCCTGACAGAAGCCAAGGGCGACATCTTTCTGGCTGCGTGCGCGCTAGACTGTACCCCGCGCGAGCTTGATCTGTTCATCCGTCGCAGTGCCGCCCTCCAGTCCTTCGCGGGCGCCATAGAAACAGTGAAGATTGATCCGGCTTACTCGCGCATGAGTGCTGAGCAGTTTGAAAACCAGGTCGCGGATCTGGTGCGCGCCTTCCGGGTAGACGGGATCAATGAAGTCCATAAGCTCGCAACGATGCAGTTCGGGGATAGCGCCGCCCTCGCCAAAGTCAAACTGGATGCTGCGCTCGCTCTCACTGGCGGAGGGACGACGCGGCAGGGAAATAGTGAGACTGAGAACGCCCTCGCTGAATTGAATGCTCTTTATCATGCTAACGCTCCAAGAATTAAAGAGATACGACAAACCGTCATCACAATGACAGATGGTCGGGAAGTGATTCCACAAGTGATCGAACAGCTGCCAGATCGCTAAGCGCGCGCTGTCGTTTGCGCTCTACAACCTGCCAGTCGGGTTCCTGCGCCGGATAATGCATCCGGCGTTTCAGGTCGATATACCCGAACTTGCCTAGTTCCTCGATCATCGATTTGTGGCCTGACTCGATGATCGCGTTCTTCGTCAACATGCCCGATTCCAGCCAGTCAAATGCCGGTAGCATCTCCTCGCGCTCCGGCGCAAGGCGCTTCTGTACGTACCAGTGTTCGACCGGATGCAGGGCGTTTTTGATGTACTGCAACTGGCTGATGGGGATACCCGTTTCCGTAGCCAGTTCACTGTTCGTAAACGGCTGGCCGTTAGTAATGGTCCATATCTCGCGCAACAGGTCCGCAGTCGGAAAACGCAGGTCGATGCACTCCTCATGCGTGGACCACGACATGGGGTTCGGGACCACGCCATACTCGTTATTGCGCCAGTTGCAGGCCTTCAGACGGTCCATGTCGTAGGGCGCCTCAACCATTACCGTAACGTCCGTCTGGTAACCGTCCTTCGGGTGCGTGTCCTGTTCAATCAGGATACCGCCCAGGTTCTTCCATCGCGTCAGTTGCGTCTCGCTCGCCGGTATCCATGACGCGTATTGCAGCACGGGGAGCCCGTCCAGCGTGGCCGTCTTGAAGTAGACGGGCTTAAGGATCGTGTACCCACGATTGAGGATGACATGCGTAAATTGCTCGTACGCCTTCTTGACGGACGCCGCAATATCAGTTGTGCTGTAGAGTTTCATTTCAGTTGCAGGGCTCTCATTGCCAGTTGTCGGACCTCTTCCGTAACCGCGTGGCCGAGGTCCTGCATATCGACCAGGCGGCGCGCGAACGCTGCCAGGTCGAGCACGGCTCGCGTATCGCTGCGCAGAGGCGCGTACAGGTGTTCTGTGGCTTTCTTCTCCGTTTCCGACCTGACCGTGTTTGGGTAATGGAGGTGCTTTTCCAGATCGTGAATCCGCATGTACAGTTCTGCTACGTCTTGCGCAGTCCAGTGCACGTACATTACTTTCTCCTTTTCATAGCCTGCATCAAGATTTCCTGAACCGTCTTCTTGCTCTCAAGACGTTCAAGTACGTCAAAGTCCACCGTATCGTTTGCCAGAATGTAATGAATAAATACCGGTCTATCATGCCCCGCCTGTGCCTGCCTGGTCGGTCCTATGCGTTCGATGATCTGCGCGTGTTCTTCGAGATTCCAGTTCACGGTAAAGAAAACGAGTATATTTCCGCCATCCTGTAGATTAAGACCGTGGCCGGCACTAGCAGGATGAGCGAATAGAACAGGTATCTTTCCAGCATTCCACGCGCGTATGGTTTCGGGATCAGAGTCCAGAACCCGACCGCGAGGAAAAGCAGCAAGGAGACGAGCAAGATCATGACGGAAGTGATAAGCCACCAGAACAGGTGCGCCGTTCGCTTCTTCGATAATGTCATCAAGCGCGCTGATCTTCGCATCGTGAACCTCCTGCCAGTTGCGCTGGTCATCGGTATAGATCGCGCCGGCTGCCAGTTGCAGGCACTTCTGCGTCTTACTGGCCGCGTTCAGCGCTTCGATTTCCGTTGGCCCCAGATGCCCCTCCAGTTCCAGGAACATCTTTTTCTCCATGTCCCGGTACTGCTGCCGCGCCTTGTAAGGCAGATCCACTATGATCTTGTTGCGGATCGGTTCTGAGAGATTGAAGTAGTCCTTCGCATCCAGCGATAAGCACACGTCGGATATGAGCGTCTGGATCTGGGACTGTGCACATTCCACGGGCTCCAGCCCGTACCCGTCGTAACTCGTCCTGAACCACCGTTGCGAAAAGGCCGCAAACGACTTGCCAAGTCTCTGACCCCCATCCACGAACCACATCGGGCCCCATAAATCTTTCAGCCCATTCGGGGCCGGTGTGCCAGTAAGGCCTATCCATCTGTCCACCTTCTTGTGTGCGACTTCCGCGAGCGCCTTGGCGCGCTTCGTACCCTGGCGCGTGCGAAAGCCTTTGAGTTTCGTTACCTCATCCGCGACTATCGTTTTGAACGGCCACGGGCGGGGATTGTATTTGAACCAGTCTACGAGCCACGGTACGTTCTCATAGTTGATCGTGAAGATAGCAGAATCCTCGCGTAACGCCTGCGCCCGCTGTTCCGCAGTACCAACGACGGGCGTAACTGGTAGATCAAGCCCCCATTTCTTGACTTCATCAGGCCACGTGCTTTGAGCAACGCGCAGCGGGGCCAGTACAAGCGTCGGTGAGTCATCGACAAGCGCTTGCGCCTCAAGTGCCTTAAGAGTCGATATAGTTTTGCCGAGGCCCATTGGGACAAAGGCATTGCATCTCTCCTTTTCAAGAAGGAAATCGCGAATGATTTCCTGATAGGGGCGAAGTTTCATTTGCTCCCGCCAATCACAAGCCCGATTGCCGCTGCGCAAATCACGCCCCAAACCAGAACCGCAATAGTCCAGATGCTCATTACGCCACCTGTGAGATAAATAGATCGACTCCATCATAAGAGTCGATGGTCCAAGGGAAACAGCCCGCTCTTTCCAAGCGTCCGTGTTCTCTAATCTGATCCGTTCGAAGTTTTTCGCCCGGTGCTTTTAACTCTACAAAATGTACGCGGCCCTTAAAAACAGCAATCCGGTCGGGTACGCCCCGATGGCCGGGGCTGACGAACTTTCGCTGAAGCCCGCCCGCTTCCTTGACACGCTTCACAAAGTAGGCTTCGATATCGCGTTCACGCAAGGTGGTTCTCCAGCTTCCGTTCAAGTTCTTCAACGCGTTCGAACAGTTCGACCAACAGATCGTTCTTAGTGACGTTTGGCTTGTTGTCGTGACCGTCCGCGCAGTACTGCGTTCCGTCTAGAACCTCGCGCATGGTTGCGCGCGGCAAGCCCCTGTCGCAGCCCCGGCAGTAAGACCATTCCCATCCCATTATTATCCCCTCCACCCAAACAGCAAACCGAGAACCACGCCCGCTACGAGCGTGCCAACAATCGCGACTAGCCGTTCATGCTTGCGGCAGTGCGCGATGTCAGAACGATGATAAGGGCCAAAGGCTTGTTGGATAGTCCGGGGAACGGGGCGATAGGGCTTGTACTCTTCGTCTAACATGATGTTCTCCTGTGTTGTTGAGTCCACTATAGCAAATGCAAAACAGGAAATCAACCCTTTCTATAGCGGTACGCTTCGAATCCGGCAGCGGCTAACGGCAGACCTTGCGCCCATCCGGGGTTTGTTGCCATCAGTTGCGACAGGTGCTTCGCGTTATACAGTTCGCCATCTGGTGCGTACGTAATCAGTTCATCGTGAATCGGAAGACGGATGCTGTAACCTGCTGCCAACGCTACCGGATAGCAGAATTTGAACACGTCGCGCGCTACTGCCTGCGTCATGTTCTCGACCAGTTTTCCGCCGTATGTGGTCAGCCTTTGCCACTTTCGCGAGTACTGATTCATGCCCATGTAAGACAGTTTGCCGTCTTCGACTCGTGGCGCGGGGTACGACAATGCGCGACCCGATGGCAGGACGATACGCAACCAGTTTCCTTTGCGGATCATGGTTACTTTGCGGCACTGAATTGCTACGCCCTCGTTTTCTACGGCGGCTATAGCGCAGTCTTTCACTTCTGGCCAATAGCCAGAAATCCGGTTGTTAGCGCGACGCCACAGGCGCTTTATCGAGTCGCACATCATGAACGTTTCAGGCTTCAGGCCGAATGTCGGACGCTTTGTGTCTGCCGCCCACGTATAAAACTTCTCCGCCTCGCTCCACACGTCGTCCGGCACCTCCGCTTTCATCGCGTCCAGGTCGATTCCATAAGTCGCGGCTCCTGTGATGAACGCACCAACACCGCCCTCAAAACCAAGGAAAAGTTCGATCACCTTGCCTATCTGGCGTTGCCATTTCTCGACTTCGGCAGGGTCAACGCCAAACGTTGATCCGTAACCAATCTCATAAAGATCAGGGCCTCCGTTCTTATCCAGCTCCCGGAACGCCTGTAGCTTCCACTCTTCGCCGGCCAGCCATGCGAGTACGCGCCCTTCAATGTTCGACAGGTCGGCAACGACGATCTTCGACTTCGGCGGCGCGATGATGACGCCACGCATTGCATTGGCGCACAACTCCATCACGTTATCCGTGATGAGATCCGCGCACCCCGCCTTGATAGCCTCGATACCCGTATCGATTTCATCCGCTTCGAGCGTCGGACGCATCAGGTTCTGCGGCTGGAACAGGCGCCCTGCATCGCGGCCCGTGCGCCCCGCTCCTGAGAACTGGATAACGCCTCGCAGATAGCCGTCCGACGACGTGCAGCGCATCACGCGTTTGTACTTGCTGACAGACGACGTGGACGCCATCAGGCGTATCCCGATCAGTTCCCGGACCCCATCGGGCAAAGAAGGATCAAGCAAACGGCGCTCAAGAGTATCACCGCGCATATCGGGTAGGGATACTCCGTGTTCCTTGAGGATGTGCTCAAGCAATTTGTCTCGCTGCGTCGCGGATGTAACTGCTCCCAGTGTTGCTTCGCTAACATCGCTTGCAAGGCCGGCTTGCGCAACGTTGACCGCCTCGACGGCTTTCTCAGATAGTTCAAGATCGACATAAATCCCCTCGTTATTGATTCGCTGATCCAATTGCCAGAGTCGCAATTCGAATTCGTGATTCGGGTAATTCCACTTCGGCATCTTCTGGTGCAGGATGCGCATGGACGTAATGTCCGACTTCGCGTACTCGATGAACTCCGCCCACTCTGCCGGGTGCGTTTCGCGGGTCTTGCGGCGCAGTTTCTGGTTAGCGGGCTGCGGCATGCAGAACATGCGAATCAGTTGCTTGCCGCGTTTGCTCTTCGCCACATCGCTATCGAGGCGGAAGATATCGCAAAGCGCGGACAGCGAACCGGGCAGCCCGTGGCAGAGTGCCTGCACCATCGTGTCTCTGTGCTGGGACTCGGGCATGTGCTTCGCCACTTCTGGCAAAGCGCGCTTCATAACAACGCGATCGAAGCCACCCGAATTGTGGCCCCAGTATTCGTCCGCACCTTTTATTACGTCAAGCAGGCCGACAGGTAACCCGGACGGAAAATCCGTACGCGTGGCATCCCAGCACTGAACCGGCCCGTCGTCAACCGCCCACGCGAACAACAATACCTCCGCGTTCTCCGCGTATCGGTGCGCGCCGTCGTTGATTGGGGTTTCGCTGTAGGTTTCCAAATCCCACCAGAGTTTCATACGAGATCCCATCCGCGCGCGGCGCGGTATTCTTCCCATGCGCGGGTCACCGCACCGCTGCCGGGGAACAGGTCATGTAATTCATCGCCCGCTTCGGTATTGAAGGCGTCGAATAGCCAGTCACAAAAGCCTTTGGGTTTGGCGCCAGTCAGACCTTTTTTCAACGTGATGTTGACCGCGCACCAGTCGCGCACGGTCGGCTGATCCCGGCGTATCTTGCGCCCGCCCCAGAACACTACAGGCTCCCATGCGTACGCAAGACCGACGTTTGGTTTAAAAATGGCGAAAGGTTTTGTCCATGCCATAACGCGCGACGCTTTTGGGCAAAGCGGCAATATATCGTGCAGGTTTCCGCTTGTCATGGATAGCGCCCAGCCGTCCGGAAATTCGTCCTGAAGCCGTTCAATAAGCAACCGATGACCGTCAAGACTGTCATAGACGTGTGCTTCAGGATGATCGCCGTACAGGCGCACGGAGCATCCGTAGTAAGGCGGATCAGCGTAAGCGAATTTCATTCTTATCTCCTTTGTGCCGGCTTTCTGGTTCCCGTAGCCGGCGACGGGTAGTGCTTACGCCAGATCGTCTTCAGCGTCCACGGAATCGAAACCGTCATCCGAGGGCCGCGATGCGCCGCCGAACGAGTCACCAGGGGCGTCGTACTGGACGCCAAGCAGACCGCAACGCATACCGCGATACGTGCCTGCCTGGGCCCACATTTCTACCTTCGCGTTCACATAGCATCCCGCGTAGATCACGCCTTCCTTGCCGGTGAGGCGTTGCGCCTTACCCGTGGCCGGGTCCTTCACGTTGTGCAGGAACAGCGGCGCACCGTCCTTCGCCTTGCGCACGCCCGACAGCGCGTAGCGGTCTTCAAAGCCCTCGTACACTTCGCCCGTCTTGTCTTTCTTGTTCTTTTGGTACGAATAGGCTTTCTTGTCGCCGCGCAAGTCTTCGAGCATCGTGTCTGCCTTCTTGCCCCATGCGGCTACTGCCTCTGCCTGAATCGCGGCCTGGATTGCCTTGTCGTTAGCCGAGCCCGGTTCTACGATGAACGTGGCCGTGTGGCGGAAATCACCCTTACCTTCGTACTGGCCCGGTTCGAACAGTTCATCAATGAACGCGATACGTACGTGTTTCAGTTGAACGATAGTACCCATTTGTGAATCTCCTTAACAAAGTTCGTCTACAGTGTCGAAACCGTCTTCGACAGGTTTAATTTCAATCGCAGGCCGCTTATCCGATTCGTGGACCACGTGCGGCTTACCTTCGGCTTGTACGACCAGTTGTTCGATCTGCTTCAGGCGTCGCGGCTGGTCCTTCAGCGCATCCAGAATCGGTTTCGGTCCAAGCAGCTTGAACGAGTACATCTCGTCCTGCTTCATCTTGAACTTCTTCATGAGGGCTTCCGCTTCCTCATCCGAAGACCATGCCCGGTTACCGCGCTTGCCTGCTACAACCTTCACGCCCGGTACGGTGTTGCCCGCGAACACCTCATACTCGATGCGTGCGCGAACGGCTTTGATCCAGTCTTCGAGCAGTTCTAGTTGCTCGAATTTCTCTCCCAGTTTTTCGACAGGAATTATCTGGGCGCTGACATGCGGTGCCGAAAAAGTGTCGAAAGATTCCTCAATCGCTTCCTCAACCACGTTGCGCAGCGCAGGACAAACCGCTTTTGCCTTGCACCACTGGCAGGTCTTCTCCGCCGGCGAGAAATCCTCTTCCTTCAGCGCGCGCTCACCTGCCATCTTGTGAATCAGGATTGCCTTCGCGGCGCGCGGTGAAGCCCACTCTACCCACTCATTCACAATCGCTGGCGTTACCTGCCATTCGCTGTTCGTGCGTAGCGGCTGTTCGATCACGAAGCTGATGTTGCGGAACTCATCGACCAGTGAGAATTTCTCGATGACTCCTGACATGTACATCAGGCCCTGCGTGTTACCTTCGGCGAGCACTTCCGTATAGCCGAACTTCGCGTCGATCACATCAGCATCTGTCGCACCATCAGGCCAGATAACACGCAGGACGATATCAACACGGCCCGTCGCATTATCCTCACCAGTGATGTGATCCACGGGTACGTCCTGTTCAACGTCAACAGCGACAGTAGCCCCGCGCAGTTCATAAGCACGTATCCGCTCACGCACGCTATCCAGAACAGTTTGAACATCGGTTGCTAGCTCCTTGTTGACCGTGTGTCCTTTCTTCGGGATATGGCCTTCATAGTCCATCGCGTTGCGTGCGAACTCCAGACAGAGAGCCAGAAGTTCGTGTTTGTCCGTACCCAGGTCAGCGGCTTTCGAATCGCCGTCCGGCTGCCCGATTTCCATGGCCAGCGAGTTAGCGCAGTTCAGCCACTTGGCTGATGATGACGGGCTCGCTAGCGCGTGGTATTCGTCACTCATCTGTAATCCCTCCGTACGGTCCGCAGAGTGCAACAACTGCGTTTTGAACAAGCGCATCGGGGTCAAAGTCTGGATCTTGCCCGCACATCGTTGCTCCGCGAATTGCGTAACGTACAGCGGCAACGACGGATTCTCTTTGTGCATGGGTCAAAATCGGATGGGGTGTGTCCGCTGTGGTGTCGCGCTTTTCGTCCCACTCCGAACAGCGCGGCGCGTAAAGCCAGTGCTCTTTCGGAAGCGGCAAGGAGGCCGTGAAGAATCCCGAACCATCAGGCAACTTATCCATGCGAAGCCTCCGGGTCGACTTCACCCGCCGCGACACGCTTCATGTAGGCCACGTAGTCAGACCACTGGCTCTCGTTCAGAGCCTTGGCAGTCGTGACACCGAACCGCGCGAGGCCGGCGACAGCTTTCGACTTGTCCATCTTGCTCACGGCAATCGTGACGTTCTTCACGTCATCGTAAGTCACCGATGCTTGCGAGGAAGGCGGCGAAATGTCGGTAGTGGGCGAGGGTTTCGTCTCGGCGTTTGGGACTTGTTTCCAGGCATGCTCACGCGCCACAACCTGCTGCAAGGCAATTGCCTCCGCAACAAAAGCCTCGGGGGGCGTTTCGTCCAGCGTCTGTGCAAGCGGAATCTGGCGCTCATTGAAAGAGCGTGTCAGTTCTACGACTGCTGCTGTCAGCAGTTCGATCTTTGCTTCCAATGACATTTGTATCTCCTTTGTGGGTGACTGCGGTTCGTAATTTAGCGGCGGAAAATTTCGCTGTCAAGCTAATTTTGCACTTGCGTCAGCGTTTTGCATTTGCTATAGTTCGTACATCAACACAGGAGAACGACATGAAAATCCTAACGATTCGGCAGGAAAAACTTCTAGACCTGGCTATCCAAGAGGCGGAGGGATGGGAAGGATCGCTGGTCGGAAATCCCGATCCTGAACCTCTCGAACAGTTCCAAAAGACAATCGCGGAAATGAAGGCAGCGCTTAAAGTTGTCAGCGAGCAGCAGAAGGCGCTACGCGATGTACGGCGCAAGATGCGCGCGCAGGGCGACGAAAGCGTTACGCTTTACTGCGCTGCGCTTGAAGGCTACGGTTGTGTTGATTTGGCGAACTGGGTTTTCTGACATGGACGAAACATCTCTTATTGTAGGATGCGCCGCAGTCGGTTTGCTGTGCATCTTCGCGATGATGCGTGAAGTACTGCTAAAGAAAGAGCGCGATGCGTGGGTCAGGAAATTCGAACGACGTAACCGTAGCAACTATGATGACAGGGGGATTTAGTGACAATCCAGAAGTTCAAAACGTGGATGAAAGAATCCACCATCGATGAAAAGCGGGAACTGGCAGAGAAAGCGCAAACGTCTTTAAGCCTTCTCTACCAGCTGTCCTACGATCCGCCGAACAACCGGAACGCAAGTAGCGGCCTGGCTGGCCGGATCGAGAAAGCGGCAGCAGCGATTGGCAAGCGCAAACGCCACGCACCGTTACCTGAACTGCGGCGCGGGGATCTGGCGGAAGACTGCGCGAATTGCAAACTGTATAAGGAGTGCGGAGAATGACGCGTTTTATATGGGGTGCTGCGGCGTGCGTTAATACCGCAGGGTTAGTGGTCGGCTGTTTCCGGCACGACATGCTCTCAATAGTGATAGGTGTTTTAGGTGCGTTTTCCTGCCTGATAGTGGCGTCGTCATGACGCCCCTTGTTATGCGGTTGCTGGAACTATCAATTCACTTCGATCAGTGTGGCATGCCTAACATTGCCAAGACTCTGACTGAAGCGATAAAGGAGATTGAAAATGCAAGACTCGTTCGCGGTACGACTGATCAAAGCACAGAACCGGGCAGGAATGAAGAATTATGAAGTCTGTGACAAAGTGGACGTGAACAGCTCTACCTACAGCAACTGGAGATCTGGCGCTATCGGCATAGCAGTGCCCACCTTGATACGACTCTGTAAAGCCCTGGACGTATCCGCCGATTTCCTGCTTGGACTTTCCGATAAACCGGAACTGAAATGAAACCTTTACTCCTGCTTCTCGCGTTGCCGCTCGCGGCTCACGCTTCGTGGTTCACGTACGAGGCAGGAGCGGGCCTGACATCATTCGAGACTGAAGATGGGCGCTGGTACCAGCAGCGCATGGACCATAGCCTTACCACTATCGCCCCGGAGTACTCGGTAGGCATCACAGGCCCGGTCGTCACGCGCGGCGCCTGGGGCGTGGACTGGCATCTCGATTACGTGAACCTGGGCCGCGCTTCAGCCTCCTGCCAGTGCGATACGTCGGACAGCGACTACGCGGCGCACAACACGCGCCATACGGCGCTGTTCACAGGCTCAGGCCGCGCGCTGGGCGTCTCGCTGACTGTCGAGCCTTACAGGTGGTACGGCGGCTTGCGGTACGGTCTGGAGGCCGGTGCGTACGTCTACCGGTCAAGCTGGAGCGAACAGGTGTACGGCTGGTCGGTTGGCGGTCCGCCGCAGGATCTGAGTCTGTCGGCTAGCCGGTGGAACGCAGCGCCTGTCATTGGGGTGTCTGTCGGCGACGGCGCGTGGTCGGTGAACTACCGGCATTACTTCATGCGTATGAACAGCGCAAAACAGAACGTTCCGCCATTGTGGAACGATGCTGATGTGATTGAAATCAAAAGGAGATTCTGAGATGGAAAAGATGCTTGCCTATCACAATGACCCGGCTATCAAACTGAAGTATCAGGCACGCTTCGAAGCGCACCGCAGGGCAGATGAAGTGATCCAGGGTACGGGGTTTGAGAACGGGCGTGGCTGCTTCGTCGGCTGCACGCTGGACGCCTACGACCACTCGCGGTTCCCGGTTGAGCTTGGCTGGCCCGAATGGCTGGCGCATCTGGCCGACGGTATCTTCGAAGGTATCCCGCGCGAAGAGGCACCGCAGTTCGGTACCGACCTTCTGGAAGCCGTGCAGCCGGGTAAGGATCTGGAACCCGTGCGCTGGCAACTGGCCGCGTTGCGCCATCGCAAACAGTTAGCCGCGCTTGCGGGCAACGAGGAGGAATACGCTGTTCAGGTTCGCGCGGCACTTGAACAGGCGATTGCGTATTGCGAATCGGAAATGAAAACCGACGAATCGCGGGCGGCGACAGCCCGTGCGGCGTGGTCGGCGGAGTCGGCGGCGGTTCGGGCGGCGGCGGCGGCGCGGTCGGTGGCGCGGTCGGTGGCGCGGTCGGCGTGGTCGGCGGAGTCGGCAGCGTGGTCGGCGGAGTCGGCAGCGTGGTCAGCGCGGTCGGTGGCGTGGTCGGTGGCGTGGTCGTCGTCGTCGGCGGCGTGGTCGGCGCGGTCGGCGGCGGCGTGGTCGGCGCGGTCGGCGCGGTCGGAGGCGGCGGCGGCGGCGGGGTGGTCGGCGGGGTATCGCTGGGAACGAGACACCTTGCTATCCCTTCTCCGGAATATGTAATACACTCACGCCGTCTCCTTTGTTGTTTTCAGAGCCCGCTTTCGAGCGGGCTTTTTCTATTGCACGATCGGATTTCAAAGAGTATCCTGAACGTCCGATGCTGTCCTAACAAAGGAGATGTCCCGTGCTGATCCCGATTGCCGATGTTCTGGCGCTTATCCCTGTCTCCCGTTCGACCCTCTATCTGTGGATGGAGAAAGAGGACTTCCCGCGCGCGGTCCGCATTGGTGGGCGCGTCTTCTGGAAACTCAGCGAAATCGAAGCCTACGTCGATTCGAAACAAGACAAGACGGAGGCGTGATGGTCAAGGTCCTCGTGCCAGTGTCCGGCGGTAAGGACTCGCAGGCATGTCTTGAACTCGCTGTCAAGCTGTTCGGCGTTGACGATATACGGGGCTTATTCTGCGATACGCAGTTCGAGCATCCGATCACCTACCAGCATATCGAATGGATGCGAAACCACTATGGGGTACAGATCGACAGGGTATCAGGCGGAACCGTGCTCGAAAAATCTGTAAAGTACGGACGTTTTCCCGGCGGCGGTGCTCGCCATTGTACAGACGAACTTAAGATTCGAGAGACACGGATATATTGTAAAGCGCTCGCTGAAATGCAAGGCGGCTTCGAAGTGTGGTACGGAATGCGCAGCGCTGAAAGCGATGAGCGTAAAAAGCGATACGCGGACAAAATTTCAGAAGACCTGTACGAGCCACACGAAGTCATGCCCGGAAAGTATCCCAAATATCTTGGCAGGATGGGCGTGCGCTTTCGTCTCCCGATTCTGGACTGGTCGAAAGAACAGGTAATGGCGGTACTCGACGGGCGTGAAAACCCGCTATATCGTGCCGGCTTTCCACGTGTGGGCTGCTTCCCTTGCCTGGCGTCAGGCGACCGCTTCAAAGAGATGGCGTTCCAGTTTGATGACTTCGGGCGCCGGCAGTTCGTGGACGTGCAAACTATTTCCGTAGAAATCGGAAAAAGCATCTGGACCTCCAAAGGCGGGAAAGAACGTAACGAGGGGGGCTGCGCGATATGCAATATCTGAAACAGTACGGCGAACAGCTGGTCGCGCTCGGCTACACGGTGCTTCCGATCCGGCCCGGTACCAAGCGCCCGGATCTGAAGAACTGGCCGCAGCATGAGACGACAGCCGCCGACGTGGTTGCATGGTACAGCAACGGGCGCGCCGGCCACGGGGCGGGCATCAACGCGCGCAACGCTCCCGCGATTGACGTTGACGTGCTGGATCCGGAAGTCGCACAGCAGATGTCAGACGCGATTGACGCGATCTTCCCCGGCGAACGGCTGATGACGCGCACGGGGCTCGCGCCCAAGTTTCTGGTTCCGTTCCGGTCTGACGAGCCTTTCCGGAAAATGACTTCTCACGTGTACACGGATGGTACAAATGAACACAAGGTCGAAATTCTCGGAGACGGACAGCAGTGGGTTGCCTACCATGTCCATCCCGACACCGAACGCCCGTATAAATGGTTTGACGGGCTGTCGGATTCTGGAATACGGGAATCATCGCGCGACTCCCTTCCTGAACTCAAGCGAAGCGACGCTCAACGCGTTATTGACGCATTCGAGGTACTTGCGGGGCGAATGGTGGAAAAGGGAGCATGGTCCGTCAAAGCCGTGGCGGAACGGGTACTGGTGGATCAGAAACATGATGGCGATCCTTTCGCTGCGTACGCCGAACCAACAGACCTGAGCGCCGAACAGGTCACCGCCCTCATCCACAAGGTCACGGACTACGACGACCGCGACCAGTGGTTGCGTATCGGACGCATGGTGCATCACCACTTTGCCGGCAGCGAAGAGGGCTTTGAAATGTGGGAAGCCTGGAGCACGAACGGGCAGAAGTACAACGCTGAAGACCAGCGCAGGGTTTGGGATTCGTTCGGCCATTCCGACAAGCCGGAGACGCTGCGCGCGCTGCTGAAGGAGTTCGGACAGCCGCCGGCAGACAAGGCCGCGCCTACCGAGGCTGATCTGAATTTCCGGTTCTATGCGGGCGATGCCTACTCGGAAGACTTCGTTGGCGGACCGGAGCTGGTGGAAGACGTGCTGCCTGAGCGCGGTATCGCGATGGTGTATGGGCCGTCCGGCAAAGGGAAAACGTTCTGGACGCTCGATCTGGCGTTCCGCGTGCATAACGGCGTTCAGTGGCGTGACAAGGACGTGAAGCAGGGCGACGTGATGTACGTGGCGGCGGAAGCCGGACGCGGCATCAAGAAGCGGATTCAGGCTATCAAGGTGCTGAACCCGGAATGGCGCTCACCGTTCATCGCGGACGCTGCGCCTAACCTGTCCAGCATGACTTCCGTTCAGGCCGTACGCGATGCCGCGCGTGCCGTAGGCGCGCCCGCCATGGTGATTGTGGACACGATGTCGGCTTCGTTCGAAGGCGACGATAGCAGCCAGAAGGATGTCGCGCAGATGATCCGCAATCTGAAGATTCTGGCCGACGATCTGCAATGCCTTGTCCTGTTCGTCCACCACACGACCAAGGACGGCGGCAGCTTCCGGGGTTCTGGCGTGCTCTATAACGACGTGGACGCCGTTCTCGAACTGGAAGCAACGGGAGAAGGCGCAGACCGGAAACAGTGGGTCACGCAGAAGAAGCACAGGGAAGGTGAAGACGGCAAGGCGTACCCTTTCAGTCTGAAAGTATCCGCGCCGCTTGCGTTCAAAGCCAACGGCAAGCCGATCACGTCCTGTACGGTCGAACAGGAGAATTACAAACCCGAGCCGAAAAAGGAAGGACGCAAATCACGCTCTGGCGACTTCGAGACCAGCGCCAACTATCAGAAGGCACGCCACTTCCTCCACATCATCCAGGACATGTGCGGGATGGAAACCGGACTTGCCCTACAGGAGGATGAGGTGATCGAAGCTATCCAGAAGGACAAGACAGTGAACCCGATGGAAGAACCAGACTACCCTCTGAAGAAAAATATCATCCCTACGTTGCGGACCCTAGCCTCGCTAGGTAAGATCAGCAAGGAAGGCCGTATTATAAGGGTTTGCCGACCCTAGCTGACCCTAGCTGACCCTAGCTGACCCTACAATCTGATGCTGTCGGACCCTACGGACCCTACGCACCCTACCCTATAGGGTGCAGGTAGGGTCCGCCGGATTTAAGGAGTTATTGAAAAATGATCATCAAATTGTCTTCGCGTTACGGGGATGTGTACGTGAACGCTTCAAACATTACGTTCTTCAAACATGGCCAGAACGGAACCCTCATCTTTTTCGGCAATACGGAAGAGAACTACACAGAGGTGGCTAACAAGCCAGACGAAGTCGCGAAGATGATCGCGGCAAAGGAGAAAGGCAAGTGAACCGCGATGACTCAGTGTTGTGCGTATGCTGTGGCCGGGAATTCAGCGTGCGGTTGCTGGAGCTTGTGAGATGGGAAGGGCCGTTGTGGTGCCAGACGTGTATCGGCAAGGCGGATCAGGAACTGGCAGAGGCTGCACAGCGTGCGAGGAAGGCGCAGGAGCCGTTTGTAGAGAGGGAGTGATACGCAGGCAGCAGGAAAGAGAAACGGCCCGTTGTGGGCCGTTTTCGTTAGTGGATCGGCGCGAAGCCGATTGTGGACATCTGAGGGTTGGCCACAAGAAACGAATCGCGGTCCGGGAAGCCAGCGCATTCAGCCAGTTCGTCTGCGCACATCTCCAGCGTAGGCAGCCCGTGGCATTCGATCGAGCCGATCATTTCGTCGCCAGGGATCAGGATTGCGTATCGGATCATGTCAGCACCAGGTGATGTAGCGGTAGTCAACGGTACGGCGGATGGACCAGTGACGGCGTAGCGCGGTCAGTTCCATGTCGTAGCAGCACACTTCGATGTAGCCGCCTGAGAGCAGTATCAGTTCGGTGTGGAGGTGGTTGAGGTTCATGTCAGGCCCCGATGAGATGCGAAGCATAAGTGCGGGCAGCGTGCAGGCAGAATGCACGATCCGGGTCATCGGCGCAGCCTTCGCGGTAGTTCGCTGCGTAATGCAAGAGGGCTTTTGCAAGGTCGCTCATGGTGTGTCTCCGTTGGTGTGACTCCACTATAGCAATTGCAAAACGAGGAACCCAATAGATTGTTTGCATTATGGTCGCGCGTGCGATAGCGCAAAGTCTTTCGTGCAATGTTATAACGTAACACTTCAACGGTCAGCGATTTGCGGTTTAGTGGCGAAACGACCCCCTGTGCGAGCCCCAAAAACATCGATGAAGTTAGCGTTCGCTAACCGCCAATATTGATTGCCTAGGCCAGTGCTTTGCGGTCTGATATCGCCTCGTCAAGACGTGATTTGCGGTAAGTTGTTGATTCTATTGAACAATAATACCAGACTTAAACAGTCGGATATGTTTACATAATGGAAACTATCGAACTTTCGCCCGTCGAATCGGGGTTCTCGGTCCGGAATGAAAAGCATTCTCAAACTCTGGGAACCCTGGCCCTCCCCGCCGGACGGGTGGCTAAATTTGGAGACGTGTTTCCCAAACCGCGCACCGGAAAAACATCGCTGGAATTTCCTGCCAGTTCGGCGCTGTGCCATAATCGCGCGAAACCCCGGAGGGTATATGGCGAGCAATGGATATCTGAAGAGCGTTTCACAGAACCCGGTTGAGATCGTGTTCCCGCTGGCGGCGACCTTGAACCGCATTGGCGGGCATAGCCGCGTGGCCGTGTACGGGCACCATCCGAGTCCGGTGACGGCAGGTGCTGACGTGTGGGAGGGAAGCGGGGCGTACCCGTTTCAGGCGGCAGCCGTCACGCTGGAGATTCTCTCGGCGAGCGCGAACGACACGGCGGCGGGTACGGGCGCACGGACGTTCACCCTCACGGGGCTGGACGCGAACTACAACGTTATCAGCGAGACGCTGACAATGGCGGGCGTGACGCCGGTACAGAGCACGAAGCAGTATCTGCGCGTGAACGGGCTGATTATGGCCAGTGGCGGGAGCGGCATGGTCAACGCGGGGGACGTGACCTTGCGCGTGACGGGCGCGGGTGCCACGCAGGCTATCGCGCGCGCCGGGTACGGGTACGCGAAGCAGGCGATCTACACCGTGCCGGCGGGGTTCACGTTTCTGGCGACGGATCTGCTGTTCGAGTGCGGCGGCACGGGAACGACGACGGATATCCAGTTCAGCTTTACGCGGATCAATGCGATCAACAACACGATCCAGACGACCAATGAGTACATTGCGGGGCCGCTGTTCCCGGTTCAGCGTAGTGTGATCGTGGGTGCGCTGGTGCCGGAGAAGACGACACTGACGACGCGCGTCAAGGCGGTGACAGGCACGGTGGAAGGGTTTGCGGCGTTCGAAGGCATTCTGATCGACAACGTGGATCTGCTATGACGAAACAGCCATTCACGCATAAACCGAACGTGCCCCGCCGTGGCGCGAACCCCCCGAGGGAACAGCACGGCGAGAAGGTGAAGCCGCAGAAGGAACTGGCGAAGAGGAACAAGTGACCGGCCTGACTTCAGCAGCAACCTTACGCATCATCTCGGAAGACCGGGCACTCGCAAGCGCAATGGTGTTCCCGCACCGGCATCCGCAGAACTCGCCGGCGGCGCACGTGCAGATCATGGACGCGTGGCGCGCGCAGGATGAGTACGTGCTCATCGAGATGTTCCGCGAAGGCGGGAAGTCAACACTGAGCGAGGAGTTCCTGTTGCTGGAGGCGTGCCTCGGCAACTTCGGCTATTGCATCATCATTGGCGAGACGTACACGAAGGCATGCCAGCGCCTGGAGGCGATCAAGTTCGAAGCGTCGCGGAACATGAAGCTGGCGAGTCTGTTTGGCAAGCTGAAGGTGTCCGGGCATCTCTGGAACGAGCATCAGTTCGAACTGCCGAACGGCGTGCTGATCGAGGCCCACGGGTGGGAAGAAGAAATCCGGGGGTTCAAGTGGCACGACCTGCGGCCTGACCGCGCGTACCTGGACGATATCGAGAACAAGGAACGCGTCAAGGACAAGGCGGCGGTCGATGCGTCGATGCGCAAGATCTACCTCGAACTGATGCCTGCGATGGACAAGGAGAAAGGCAAGATCCGTGTGACAGGGACCCCTCTGGCCGAAGACTGCATGATTACGCGGTTGCGCGGTGACCGGTTCTGGACCAGCATGCGTTTCCCGATCTGCAATGGGGATATCGATGACCCGGGGACGGTTGCCACGTGGCCGGAGCGCTACCCGATGGAGTGGGTGCGGCGCGAGCGCGACAAGATGGAGTCCGCCGGCCAGCTGCGCGGGTTCATGCAGGAATACATGCTGATGGCGATCGGCAGTCAGGACAAACCTTTCGAGAGTGAGCATATCCGTGAAATTGCAATCGACCCTGCGCCGTGGCTTCCAAAGACTCTGGTGGTTGACCCCGCCCGCACTGCTAGTGTTACTTCTAGCGACCGGACGGGCCGGGTGGTGCTTAGCCGACTCGGCACCCGCATTTACGTGCATGCTTCAAGCGGTGAGTACTGGAAACCCGACCAGATAATCGCGGATGCGTTCGACACGTCGCGCCGGTTTGACGATGCGAACGTCGCGATTGAAAAGAACTCGCTTGATGAGTGGTTGCTCCAGCCAATGCGCGCGGAGATGCTCCGGCGCGGCGTCAGCCTGCCGCTGAAGGCGATCCAGGCGCCGCAGGACAGGAGCAAGGAACAGTTCATCATGGGGCTTCAGCCGTTCTTCGAAGCCGGGGACATTGTTCTGGTCGGCGGCGCGGGCCAGCATAAGCAGCTGGTTGCGGAGATTCTCAACTTCCCGTCTGGCAAGCGCGACATTCTCAACGCACTGGCGTACGCGCAGCGGGTCTTTTCAGGAGTTCCGGTTTATGAAGACTTCGGAAGCTGGAACATCATCGACGGATATGAACCTTCTGCCCGCGATGCAATGGCGCTCTGCTTCAACGCGAACGGCAGCGAAACTACGGCGGCGCTTGTGGCTGTTGAGGGTGAGCGACTGGCCGTGGTTGCCGACTGGATTTCGCCAGTCGTGCCAGCGCAGGCTGTACCGGACGTGCTGCAACTTGTACGCGCAGCTTTCCCGCGAGCAAGGCTGACGTGCTGGGTGCCGGGCGACGTGGCCGACCAGGCGGACCGCCTGCCGCTGATGACGGCCCTGCGAACTTCGAAAATGAACCCGATGCGCGGGGCCTATCCGACGATGGCGCGCGGCGCGCTGTCGCCCATGATCCGCACGGAGAGCAAGGGCAAGCGCCTCTTCCTTGTTGACAGCAACGCGCGGCAGACGCTCAACGCACTGGCGGGCGGGTATTGCTATCAGGTCAGCAAGACCGGGCAGCAGTCGCAGGAACCGGAGCGCGGCGCGCATCGCACCTTGCTTGAAGGGCTTGAGGCAGCGGTATTTGTGCTAACATCGCGTCAAAACACCTTGCCGGAAGATCTGCATTCTGCTATGAATCCGCATGGTGCAACCTATTTCACATCATTACCCCGGAGGTAATCATGGCCGTTTCCCGTACCATTGTCCCGAAAGCCCCCACGCAAAACCCGACCGCCTTCTACAAGGGCGAACAGCAGGGCGGCACGCACGGCAAGCCGACCAGCGTTCCCGAGAAGCTTCAGGGCGGCCCGATGCGCGAGAAAATGCGCCGCAACGGTCTGTGATGGAAGGCAAGAAAGGCCGCATGTCGCGTGTGTACACCGCGCCGGGCAAAAAGGCCACGCCCGAACAGGTCAAGAAAGGCGGCAAGATGCCGGAGCGCGGCGAGCGCACCGAGAAGCATCGAACCACCAAAGGCAAGATGGGCGGCTGATCGTGGGCTATCGCGACCATCACAAGAGTGAAGGCAGCCAGGGCCCGGAGCGCGACACGCGCAAAACGCCAGGCAAAGGCGCCAAGCTCCCGCCGATGGGCGCGAAGCGCAAGATCATCGCGCGGCACGCCGACATCAAACCGAAGGGGCGGAAATGAAAGCATCGAAGAAGGACATGCGCGGCAACAGCGGGCGCAACTGGTCGCAATCGGTTGATCTGCGCAGCGGCAAGATGTGGGCGGACAGCAAGACGCCGTACGGACGCACGTCGAAGAAGCCGGAAGAAGATGATCGGCCCGCGCGCACGCCGGCGGACCGCAACACGGGCAGTTCCCTCGCACGCAAGCTGGCCGGAAAAGTGATCGGGTAATGGCGCGCAAAAAGAAAGAAGAAAAGAAGGACGAACAGCCCGTCATCGAAACAGTCGATAGTCGGGCGATTGACGCTGAGCGCACCGGGGAAGAGATTGAGAATTTCGCGGAAGACCTGTCTTCCGATGCGTATATCGACGCGGCGAAGCTCTATCCGAAGATCCAGAAGTGCTATGAAAACAAACAGCAGCAGTCCGACTGGGTTGAAGAGTACTGGAATATCTACAACGCGCGCCCCGATGAAAACCAGCAGTACACAGGCAACAGCCAGTGCTACATACCCGCTGTTCGGGATGCAATCAACGCTCGATGCAAGCGCACTCTTGCTACTCTGTTCCCAGCGAATTACAAACACGTTGACGCGGTTGGACCGGCTTCCGTTACGCCGTTTCCTACGCTTGCGCTACTAGAGCATTACATACGAAAAACGAACCTGAAGGATATCGTTCGCGCGGATCTGCTATCGGGCGACGTGTCAGGCCAATGGCTGCTGTATATCGACTGGATGAAGACGACGCGCCGCGTGACGGAGCTCGTCAAGAAACCGCCAATCCTGAGCGACGAAGAAGCAGGCGTTGACGTTGAAGACGTGACGGCTGAGGAAGAGTGGGACACGGAAGAGACGGAAGTCGTGGATGAGATGCCGGATATCACGCCGATGGCGGTTGATGATCTGGCCGTCTACCCGCCGACCGTGAACGACATCGAGCGCGCGACCGCTACGGCGGTACGGCTGCGCCTGTCGAAAGAATCCGTGCAGCAGTTCATCGATGAAGGCGTCTTCGTCGGGTGGAACGCGAAAGAAATCATGGACAACCTGAACGAACCGGATGGCGGTCGTCAGAAGAGTGTCCCGAACAAACGCCGGACCGCTGACGCGGGCGTGCGCACGGAAGGCACGTACAAGTACGCGCTGGTCTACGAGGTACACACGAATCTGGAACTGGAAGAAGGACGTGGCAAGGAACCTTGCTTCGTCTACTACGCCGGTCCTGAAGTCATCCTGGGCATCATCCGAAACCCGTTCTGGTCAAAGAAGCGTCCGATCATCACGGCACCGGTTGAACGGATTCAGGGCACGATTTACGGTATCTCACGCGTAGAGCCGGTCAAGTACCTCCAGTGGAATCTGAACGACTACTGGAACATGGGGCAGGACAGCGCGCAGTACGCGCTTCTACCTATCGTGATGACCGATCCGTTAGCCAATCCCAATTATCAGTCAATGGTGATGGGTCTCGCCGCCGTGTGGCTGACCGATCCGCAGAAGACGCAGTTTGCGCAGTTCCCGGCGATCTACAAGGATGCCGTGGCGCTCTGTCAGGCGATCAAAGCGCAGATCAACGAGAGTATGGAAGTCAATGACGCCATGCTCGGCAAGATGCCCGCCGGCCGGAAGAATCAGGCGCAGGCCGCAGCTCAGGCGCAGGAACAGCAGTCCAACATCATTGACCATGCAAAGCGCTACGAGGGCTGCATCCTGAATCCGTTGCTCGAACGCATGTTCGAGCTCGACCGCCAGTTCCGTACGAAGGAACTGACCGTGGTTACGATGGGCGAAGTCGGCGCGCGCGCGAAGCAGGAAGAGATTCCCGTGCAGGCGTTCAATGAACGGTATTTCTTCCGCTGGTGTGGCACGGCTTACCAGACGGGCATGCAGCGCATGCAGCAGATGATTGCGTGGATGAACGTCTTGCGAGGCATCCCCCCGCAGCAACTGGACGGCAGACGCCTGAACGTGGGTCCCATTCTGGAAATGGGCACAGAACAGATCTTCGGCCCGGAAGTCGGCCCGCGCATCCTGATCGATGAACGCAACCTGTTCCACGTCGAGCCAAGCGATGAAAACCTGATGATGCACAACGGCTTGCCTGCCGAAGTTCATCCGGCGGACGACGACCAGCGGCACATCGCGGAGCACATGCAAGGCGCGACGCTGACAGGCGATCCTCACGGCCTGTTCCGCGCGCACATTCAGGCGCACCAGCAAGCCATGAACCAGAAGATGCAGAAGCAGCTCGGCGCACCGCAGGGCCAGCCAGGCGTGCCCGGCGGCGCGGGCCCCGGCGTGGCGGGCAGTCCGCGCCCCGGCGCTCAGCCCGGCCAGCCTCGCGCGCAAGGGCCCGCCGGTATGGTGCATCCTGACTCGGTTCAAGATCCGCAGATGGGGCCGCGATAATGGCTGATCAATTTCAACTCGCTCTCCCCGTCTTCCAGATATTGGGCGGCATGAACGACGCGGAAAGTCTGCGACGAGCCTTGCTTACGTTGTCGAATCAGGCTAATTCAGCAGTAAATATCCTGTCAGCCACGAAGACGGGCATTGTTTTGACAACGGTTCTCACCGGTCAGGCGGGCGCAATCTCCCCGACCGCGATCTATACAGCGCCCGTTGCGGGGCTTTACCGTGCGACGATCAGTGAGATTGTTACGACGGCCAACGCAGGCGCCACGGGCAGTTACACCATTCTGCTAGTCAACGACAACGGAATAAACCACTCCGATCCGAACAGCTTCGCTACCGGTATGCCGCTGACGACAGCCGGCAACGAAACAAGCGCGACATTTAATTTCTACTGCGCCGCCTCAACGCCAGTTACTCTGAGCACCACGGCGACAGGTACGGTAACCGGCGGCGTGTATGCGTTGCGAATCGTACTTGAATGCCTGGGGGCGGCATGAAAGACTTCTGCGCACGCGTGACTCCGTGGGGCACAATACAGACGGGCGATCAGTTCGCCGTTCTGTCGCGCTTTGAGCAGAACGCGATTCTGGCTCACGAGCGCGGCCACCTGCATCACAAACATGTAAATCGGAGATTGATATGGGTTCTGACGCTTCGAGCGTTTTTTCAGACTGAGAAGTTTTTCGCGATGTGCGAAGCGCAGGAATTGGAGGCGGACCAGTACGCGAAAGCATGCGGCTACGGGCCCGGCCTGGTAACGTACCTGCTGACGCATTGCCCCGGCGGGCGCCCATCAATAAGCAAACGGTTAAGGGCACTCCATGGCTGACGCATTCCGAATCATTCCGTACCAGGTGCGCAGTGCGGGCACGGACGTGCCGCCTGAAGAAGTTCAGGCCGCCGTCAACTCGCTTGCGCAGCAGACAACGCTTGCGCTGAACAGCGTTGCGAGCGATCCGACAGGGCCAGCGGGCGGCGATCTGTCGGGAACGTACCCGAACCCGACTGTATCAGCCGTGCATGCGACTTCCGGCACGATGTCGGGCGTGGCGATCACTACTGGCTCGATCAACAATACACCGATTGGTGCGACCACGCCGAACACAGGCGCCTTCACGACGGCGACTGCCGGCAGCGTGTTCGCGTCCGGCGGTGCGGTACCGGCAGTAACCGCCACGGGCACGCAGATTTATAACAGCCCGAATCCGACAGTACAGTTTATCGACTCCATCCGTAGCGCAAACAACAAAAACGCGTTCATTCAATGGGGGTTGACGGTCCTGTCAATGGGGTTCGCTAACGACGCCTTTACCGGTTTCGTGAACGCGATCACGATCACGGGCGGCCAGGGGATCGGTATCAGCGGAATCACGTCCAGTAGCGGCAGCGGCGCATGGGCGCACACGGGCGGGTTCAGCGCGACGGGAGGTATCAATAGTACGGCTGTCGGGAACACCACGCCGTCAACTGGCGCTTTCACTACGTTGTCCGCATCAAGCGGCATCAATAGCACGGCGATTGGTGCAACCACACCGTCAACCGGTTCGTTCACAACCTTGGCCGCAAGCGGCGCGGTGAGCGGCGCGGGGTTTACTGCGCGCTTCGCGTCCCCTGGCCCGATTGGCAATACTGCGGCGAGCACCGGCGCATTCACAACGCTTAGCAGCACAGGAACTTTCACCCCGTCCAGTACGAATGGCATTGTCGGTACGACCACGAACGACAACGCGAATACAGGCAGCGTGGGCGAGTTGCTCACCGCTACGACCACGGCGACAGCACTTAGCACGGGCGCGGTTGCAAACGCGACCAGCGTTAGTTTGACGGCAGGCGACTGGGACGTGACAGGTATAGTGCATTTTCTGCCTGCAGCCGGAACCACGACAACCGTAGTGCAAGCGGGTATCGGCACTACGACGGCCACGTTTCAGATTATTTCAGGCTCATTCCTTAACATTCAGTCGATTGCGGCTTCGGTTGTAGGGGTGCAGCAGATTGAAGTTGTGGCGCCGATAACACGGGTTTCACTCGCGAGCACTTCCACGGTATTTCTGTGCGCGGCTGCAGCGTTCTCAGGGAGCACGATGACGTGCAACGGATTCATCCGTGCACGGCGCGTACGTTGACTTTTTGCAATAAATGCTATACAACCGGCGAAAGCCTAATCAGGGGATTACCATGAAGAAAACCCGTATCGGCGCCCTGATCGGCGCGCTTTTCCCTGGCGTTCAAGGCCAG